CTATTGCCCATGTTTCGTAAGTCAGTCCATGGAAGAAAAATTCTTCATCCATGGTTGGGGCGCAATAAAGAAGACCGTCTTGCTTTGGAGTGAAATAACTTTCTTCATTGTAGCACCAATATGTCATTATACTTACTCCGACTTTATACCTTTTGCCGGAGCAAACTTGGCCGCGATCTCACGAATACCGTCGTACAGTTCTTCAACGGTTCCGACTGGCAAATCCTGCGACGCAAACTCAGCCCGGAACGCCCGGTAGTTGATGCCGTCGATATGACTGTCGATGTGCGTCGGGTTCACTGCCAGCCGCGCATCCTTGACGCACTCAAGGATTGTCGCGACAATGTAGGGCGTGATCTGGGCGTTGAGCTTCAACGTCGCAATCGCTGCGGCGCGCGTGAAGGACTCCTCGACGCCGCCGTAGGTCTGCCCACGATCTCCGAGGATTTCGACGGCCTTGTGAATGTATTCTCTATGGTTCATGTTCATTCCCCTATTCTGCCTGATGCCCCTTGACGTGATTGTCTTCGAACACCTTTATCTTCCCGACGTATTGGTGATTGATCGCGGTCTCGCCCACCTTGTAGTAAGAATCCGTCCCGCGCGGAGCGTCTGAGTTTCTGTAGTATTCATCCACAATGATGAAATCCTGAGTTGCCAGAGCGTCCAGCAACTTCTGCAAACTCGTAACCGGGTGTTCACAAACAATTTGATGAATGGGATTGTTACGCGACGGCATATTCATCGTGATGATGAAGCGCATGTTATTTTCCTGTCAAATGAGAGATTGGGTTTTGGTTCATATCTGGTCTAATCCTTTAATCATACGTTTTGCTTCTTCAGCGCCGTAACAGATAAATACCACGTCACCTATCGAAGTCAAATAAGAATGCCAGTCTCTCTGGTTCTTATCCACGACGCCACCGGATGACCGTTTCATCTCAACCCATACATGCCATGCCGGAATGCACAAATCCGGCACGCCAGGGCTGACGCCCTCAACCTTCAGCCTAGCGGCAGTTGTGATATTGCGCGCCCCGCCGTTCGGAATTGCAAAAATGCGAACGCCCGCAAATGTCTGGCGAAACCATTTCACAAATTCGCGCTGTTCTTCGTGTTCTGTCCAGATGCGATCCGTCAAAATGGCAGCTCCTCGCACCAATGCGGGCAATCGTTCACCTCGTCGGTGTATTCTGGCGGAGGCTCTGTGCTGAATATCAGGCACCGGCCTTTCTCGTCGTAATGAAAGCAGTTGTGACAAAACTGCGGAGGCTTCTCCTTCAAAACCCGCGCCTTCCATGTTTCGTAATCAATCAGTGCCTGTGGCTTTTCGTTTCGTGTCATGCCCATATCCTTTTCAAAACGCGGAAGAATTTACCATCTCGTTTGTATTCAATCGTTTTCGGTGGAGATGATTTGGTATCGAACAAATACACGCAATCCTCCATGCGTTCTATATGCGACGATGACCCAAACTCAACCCCCGATGCGCGGCCCATGTCCAGAACCGACTGCAAGGCTTTCCGCCCGGCGTAACCATCATGCGTAACTGGAAAATATTCAGTGATTGGCGGGTCTGTCAAATCGCCATAATACGACACCGCCAGCATTTCCTTGCCGCTGGCGCGGCTGATATGCTTCCTCCACTTCCAGTCGCTCACCACCATGTCAATCCCATCCAGGCCCATGATGTCGTCGTGGTGGAGTTGTAGTTTTCTGGGTGAAAACGGAAATATATATCCACATGACGGACAGACTTCCACGCGCGGCGAAACCAGCTCGTGACATTCAGGGCAAGCCTTGACGGGTGCCTCGCCCTCTTGGCCCGGCTTCGGCACTTTAGGTGGCTGAACCGCTGTCAGTGGCCCGTGCGCGGCCACCACTCCGGCAAAATCCAAAACCATACAATGATCCGTGTGGGACTTGGGACGCATTCCACGGCCCGCCATCTGCACATACAGGCCGGGGCTCATTGTGGGGCGCAGCATTGCGATCATATCGATGTCGGGATAATCAAACCCGGTCGTCAACACATTGGCATTGGTGAGCGCCCGCAGGCGACCCGCCTTAAACTCCGCCAGAATCCGCTCGCGTTCTTTCTTCGGCGTTCCGCCCGTCACACAAGCCGCCGCAATGCCTTTCTCTTCCAGAACCTTTGCGACATGGTGAGCGTGTGCGACGCCAGTGCAGAAAAACAACCACGCCTTGCGCGCCTCGGCCCGTTGAATAACTTCATTAACAATTGTTCGGTTCTTTTCGTCGGTATCTACAGCCGCCTGAAGCTCGCTCTCGATAAACTCGCCGCCCCGCTTCTTAACGCCAGACACGTCGAGCGTTGCGGTTGTGTGCTTACTACGCAGGGGAGCCAGAAAGCCCTTGTAAACCAACTCCTCAATACTGACCGGCGTAAGCAGCGCGTCGAATATTGCGGGCTTGTCGGTAATAAGGCCGTGGCCTAAGCGGAAAGGAGTTGCGGTCAATCCAATCACACGAAGCGCCGGGTTAATTTTGACAAGTTCTTGCAAGAACGTGCGGTAGTCCCCGGCTTCCTTGTGATTCACAAGATGGCATTCGTCGATGATAACCAGATCAACGTGGCCAACTTGATCCGCTTTTTTCCCAATCGATTGAATGCCCGCAAATGTAATCGGCTCGCCCAGATGCTTCTGACCGATGCTGGCGGAATAGATGCCCAGCGGCGCGTTCGGCCAATGCTGGCGCAATTTCTCGGCGTTCTGCTCGATCAATTCTTTGACGTGCGTGAGCATCAAGATTTGCGTTTCTGGCCACGATTGTAGCGCGTCCTTGCATAACGCTGCGATGATGTGGCTCTTGCCCGATCCGGTCGGCATGACAATGCATGGGTTGCCCTGATTGCCCGCCGAGAACCATTCGTATAACTGATTGATGGTGTTCTGTTGATAATCGCGAAGTTTAATCATTTCACCACCCTAGCCCCCGGAAACATTTTCCGCGCCGCTTCTGTCAATGGATCGGTGCATCCGTATACGTTCGCCAGCAGCTCCTTGCTGGAATACACATTCGCGCACGGTTCGCCGTTCTCGACATCGTGGCCGTCAATTTCGTAAACGGCAACCCAATCGTGTCCGCTGTCTTTCATTTTCCACGGCACCAGATCGGGATGGAGCGTGTGCGATTCGCATCCCTGATGCTGGTACTCCACCGCAATCGCGGCGTCGTGTCGCTCGCAATGCCATGTGCTGTCGGCCTTCGGCGTGCTGTGCGCGCAAGTCCGGCAATTGACGTGCTTTGTCAGCTTCGTCTCGTGGCAGAATTCGTGAGCATCGCAAAATTTGCATTTATACCACGACGGATCGGTCGAGATCGGCGGCGGCATACGCTCCGACAAAGCAAGGCGCTGCCCTCGCTCCACGTATTTTTCTGCCACCTTTTTGTCGTACCGAACCCGCTCGGTGTAGATACTGTCATTGTCTTTGCAGACCGCCAGATAGAGCGCGCGGTCAATGCCGGTTCCGTGCATGTAGATTTGCATCTGGGCGTAATGTTCCGGCTTTGATTTCTCGACGCCCTTATCCCGCACGTCGTTAAATGATTTCAGCGAATGCGTCTTGAATTCTCCAACGTGCCGCTTGGTCGGCGCTTCAGGAATCCCGCGCTCGATCACGGCATCCAGACTGCCCGAAACGTGGCGTCCAAAATGGACATTGGTTTGCTTTTCAGTGTTCTGGATTTCAATTCCAATCGCTCGCAGGTCTTTCAGGATATTGGCTTCTTCCTGATGGCCGCGCCGGAACAAGCGCAGGATGCGGCCCGGAAATGTCGGATGCACCGCCCACCTGAACGATAGCCATAACCATCGGTCACACGCATGGCCAAGAGCGGACGCGCCCATGTGCGGGCGCGGCTTTTGCGCGCGCTCTTCATGGTGCTTGTCGATCATGCTGGCGATACTATTGTCGGGGTCTGGAATTTTCATGGTGCATCCCTGAAATAACCCCCGGCCATTTCTGACCGGGGACTGTTTAGATTACTTCTTCGCCCACGGAGGCGCGGCCTTTGCGGCGGATGGGGCTGCCGTAGTGACCTTCCCGATGGCCGCCTTTGC